TATTGGGGGATGCCGCCCCCCTGCATCACTTGTCTGCGCCCTCCTTCCCTTCGGCCAAAAGCTTTACCAGCCATGCGGGCACCGGCGCGCCCATGGCGGCGGCGTTCTCGGCAATGCTGCCCAGCTCCGTAAAAATATACCATACCAGCACCACGGGCAGCACCACGCCGTTCGGCTGCAGACCCAGCCCCGGCAGGTTGGCAACCGCCATGCCCAGCACACCATCGGTCAGGGCGCTTACCAGCACCACAACGACCATACCGGCCTTGTGCCAGATACCGGCGCGGGCCGCCGCGCTCGACCACTGCCCCCTGCAGGCTGCCGCCGCGCTGCCGCTGGCCCAGTCCAGCGCCATGCAGGCACCCCACGCCAGCACCAGCCAGCCCAGCCAGCCGAACACCGCCGTAAAGGCCCCGCAGGCTGCCGCCACCGCTGCCTTGCTGCACTGCAGCAGGTTTCGCTTTTCCATCATGTATCCTCCCATCTGCTCTTGTACAGGCCCGCCTGCACCAATCCGCGCTGCCGGCAGAGCGCAAGCACCGCATCGGCATCCCCCTGCGTCACCGGCCCGACTGTGATAAGCTGGCGCTTTTCCGCGCCGCCGTACACGCCCGGCGCGTTGGCGCACCCGGCGTAGGCGGTCGGGTCCAGCCCTGTGCCGTTTGCTGCGGCGCGCACCTCAAAATGGCAGTGCGGGTAGGGCGGGTCGGCCAGCGCCGCATTGCCGGTATCGCCCATAACGCCCAGCGCGTCCCCGCTGGCCACCCGCTGCCCGGCCTTGACCAGCAGCCGTGCGCAGTGGGCAAAGTAGAGAAAATTCACCGCATCCGGGGTCTGCGCGCGGTCAAGCTGCACACAGACATACCAGCCCCACTCCCAGGTCCTGTTTTGGCGGTCGGTCACGATGCGCGCCCGCGTCACCCGCCCGGTGATCCGCTTTCCTTTATAACAGGGCATCCGCACGGTCGTATCGTCCAGCCCCACCAGATCCAGACCGCCGTGCCACACACGGCCGCCGCCCCGTGTAAACCCAAAGCAGGCGTAGGGGTAGGCGATCCGGGTGCGCCCTGCAAAGATACCGCTCTGCCTCATGCCGTCACGCCCCCCTGCGCAGTGTGTAGATGACCTTCATCGTCTTGTCGGCGGTCTTTTCTACCGCCTTCGGCAGGTCGTTGATGGTCGCCAGATAGTTTGCGCGCAGCACCCGCATGGTGCGCATACGGCTGTCGCTGTAGTAGCGGCGCAGCGGCGTTACCGGCTCGCCCAGCACCGGCACCATGGCGGCAAAGCCGGTAGTCGTGGTATCGTAGCCCGCTGCCTCGCAGGAGAACAGCTCGTTTTTCTCGGTGTTCAGCACCACGCCGCGGGTGCGGTAATAGCAGTAAAGCCGCCCGTCATGTGCATCACTGAGGTATTGCAGGGTATCGCCGTGCATTGTGACGGCCTGCACATCGGTCGGGTCCGCCAGCGGAAAGCGGTAGATCTGATAGGTCGAGGGTGCAGTCATGTACAGGCTGCCGCCGTAGACCGTGCCGTTCAGCGGTGTGGACTTTGCCTCGCTGACAGCGGCGCGCAGCGCACCGCCGGTGTTGTTGGGGACGGTGTAATCTCTGGCCGCCAGCGTTTTGCGGTCATACTCCCGCACCCGGATGCTGCCGCCCGCCGCGATGGTGCTGCCCTCCGGCGCTGCGATGAGGTAGAGCTTGTCCGCCTCAGCGTCAAAGCAGAGGCGGCAGTACCGGCCCGCATTGCCGGATACCGACTGCAAAAAGCCGGAAATATCCACCGTATCGGTCGCAACAAGGCTGTCCCAGCCGCCCTGCGTATCGCGCCGGAAAAGATCCAGCTTCCTTAGCCCAAGGCAGTGGCGGCGCAGCTCCAGCACACCGCGGGCGGTGTCCACCCTGCCCGCCAGCGCTTCATCAGCCGCCGGGTCCGCATAGAGCAGCACCCCGCGCTCGCCCGTGGGGTAGCAATCCTTGGCCAGCAGGCCGGTCAGCAGCTGGTCGCCGCCCAGCGCCCCGCCGAAGCTCAGCCGGCCGGCCATCACAGGGGAAGCATTGGGCGCATCGATCATCTCGGAATAGTACGCGCCCTGCGGCTGGGTCAGGCAGACTGACTGTATGACGCCGTTGCCCTGATTGGTGGCAAACTCATAGACATAGGTCATCGTGCCGCCCGCCGGGTCCAGCTTTGTCTCGGTCAGGTTGGCGCTGCCGCGGGTCGTGTTGGTCGTAGCATTGACAAGACCGGCGATTGCCGTACCCGTGATGCCTGCCGCCGCCGGGGCAAACCGCGTTGCCGGGTCTGCGCCGAGGGGGCTGTCATACAGGAGCAGCCCGCCGTAGAACATCGTGACAAGGTCCTTCGGTGCGTTGGGGTCGTCCTGCTGGCCGCGCCAGAGCAGCATCGCCTTGTTCAGGCTGCCGCCGTAGCCGTTGAAGATCTCCCCCACCGCGTTCGTGATGATGTTGTCCTTCTCGACCACCTCCACCGCACCGGTGTGTATGTCGGTCAGCTCCAGCCGTGTATGGCCGTGCAGTCTCATTTCGGTTCCTCCTTCGTTATCTCGGCGCCGCCGTCCTGCAGGGGGCCCAGCACCAGCGTGCGGGGCGTCAGGCGCACCGGCGCGACCAGCTCCTCACATTCCAGCAGGCCGTTCCACGGTGTCTCCCCCGCCATGCCCTGCCCGGTCACGGTGGCCTTGATGCCGTACTGCGCCACCCGCACCGTGCCGCCGCTGCAGACCAGCCGCACCGACAGCCGCTTGACGGTGTTTGCCTCGACATTTGCAAACGGGTAAAAAAGCGCCAGCGTGTGGGGGCCTGCCTCCATCCGCTGCTGCGGCGTAAAATTTTCGATCTGCTGATCGTTCAGGTAGTAATGCACGGTCAGGGTCAGCGCCGCATCGTCCGGCTCAGCGTCCGCCGTCAACTGCGCAAGGAAGATCGCGCTCGTATCCTCGATCGCCGCAAAGGAGATCGTGACCGCCGGTACCTCCGCCGTGCGCACGGTCAGCGCCGCCGCGTTTGTAAAGCTGTAGTAGGTCAGCCGCTTGCTTTCGGCGCTGTTCTGCAGGCGGCGCAGCGTGCGCTCGGTCGCGCCGTCCCCGGCCCCGGCCAGATAGGGGTTGCGCCCCACGCTTTTAAGGGTCTGCCGCCCGCGGTACCGCCATACAAAATGCGTGACCAGCATCTCGGGGGCGCTGCCGTCCGCGCGGGGCAGGGCAATGCGGTCCCCCGGCTCAAACGCCGGGTCGCCGGGCATCGTCACAGTGGCCGGGGTGTAGTCAAGCTTTTGCAGCACCGCAAACAGATGCTCAGCGATCTGCGCGCGTATCTCGGGCAGGCCCTTCTCGGCCAGCGGCATCTCGGTGATCGTCATGGTCAGGCCGCTGTCCTGCTCGTTCCCTGCCGCATACCGGCCATCGGCTGTCTCGATGCTCAGCGCCGCATAGTGGCAGCGCAGGTCTGAGATACCGGCCTCGCTGCGGTCCCCGGGGCCGAGTGCCGCGCACGCCGCCGCGGCAAAGGGGCGTATGACGAGCCGCCCGGCCCGGTCTGCCGCCGCAAAGCCGCCCACCAGCTGCGCCACTGCCGATGCACAGTCCCGCCAGCTTTTCAGGCCGTCCGCCGGGCCGATCTGGCAGACAAGGGCTGCGTTCTCGTTGAGCGCGGCCACCTCCCCGGCCGTCTGGCCCAGTGTCAGGCCGCAGGCATCGGCGATCTGGCCAAGCAGCTCATAGGCCGTGCCCTGCAGCACGGTGCCGTCATAGCGGCGCTGCAGCGCCAGCAGATTGTCATACGCCTTGATGCTGACATACAGCGCCCTGCGCTCGGCCTCCGCCACGGTATAGCTGCCGAGCGGGACCTCCTCCCACTGGCCGTCCGGCAGCTGCAGCCCGTAGGCAAGGCAGAGCCTTGCGCCGTAAAAGGCATGGCGGCTCAGCGCCGTGCGCAGGTTGAGCGCCGCCTGCCCGAGGTAAGCGCAGCCGAAGGCCAGTTCTTCCCCCGTGACGCACTGGTTGTCGAGGGTCAGCGACCCGCTCATAAGCTCGGCCGCCGTCAGCGGCAGCACGGTGCCGTCCGTCAGGGTCAGCGTGCCTGTCACCCGGTCAGTGCGGGTGCGTGCCCGTATGGCGGTCTTGTAGGCTTCCGATACCGGATACATCCGTATCCCCTCCCCTCAAAATTCGATCAGATGGACCGAGGCCGCCCAGACCGCCCTGCCATCGCGGGCGGCCTTCAGGTCAGCCGTGCGGTCCCCGGCGTACATCCGGGCCGTGCGCATCTCGCCGAAGAAATACTGCACCTGCATACTGTCCGGGGCGGTCGCATTCAATACGGCGGCGCACTGCGCCGTGGTCAGGGCCTCCCAGCTGACGCTGATCTTGGCCACACCGCCGCGCACCCGCTCGCGCACCAGAACGCCGTCCTCCGTGCGGCCGGTGCCGCTGCTGTCCAGATCGGAAAGCTGCACCTTGTACGCGCCGGGTACGGGCAGCGCCGTGCCGTCAATGGTTAAGATTTCCACGCTTCACCTCCCGCCGCTGCGCAGTGCGCGGCGATTCTGACTGTTGGCGATGACGCTGTCAAGCAGTTCCTCGCCAATATAGATGTTGATGGGCTGGTCGCCGCCCTGTGCGCCGCCCTGCCATGCGGCCAGCGTCTCCGCCAGCGCCTGCCGGATCGTGTCCAGCGGCGCCTCGATGTTCGTACCGCTGCGCTGGTCGCCCAGCATAGCCAAAAACTGGCGGTTCGGCGGTATGACCGCCCCCTGCGCCAGCGCCGGCACCGGCACGGCGGCAGCATAGCCCAGCCCGGGCAGGGCGGCCCGGGCGCTCAGCAGCTGCCCGGCACCGCCCAGCACGCCGCCTGCCGCCGCTTTGGCCTGCCCGATGGCCGACAGCAGCCCGTTGATGGCCGCCGCGATGGCGCTGACCATGCCGCGCACGACCGCCAGAACCGTGCTGACCGCCGTCTGCACGATTGAAACGATGCGCCCCCACACGGTCGTGACGGTAGCCGCCATTGCGTTCCAAGCGGTGTCCCACGCGCCCCGCAGCACAGCGGTCAAAAAGTCTGCCAGCCCGCGCAGCACGGCCAGCAGGATCGTGATGCCGTCCGCCACGATGCCGGCCGCACCGGTCACGGCTGTACCCAGCACCGTGAACACCTCGACCGCCGCCGGGGCCAGCGCCGTCACAAGCCACTGCACGAACGGGGCCAGCACCGTGTTCCAGACCGTCAGCAGCAGCGTGCCCACCGCGCCTAGGCAGGCAGTCAGCTCATTCCAGAGCGGCTGCAGGTGCGCAGCCCAGAGCGTATCCAGCAGCGCAAAAAGCTGCAGCAGCACCGGCTGCACCACCCCGGACCAGAGCGCCGACACAAGGCCCGCCGCATTCTGCCAGCCCTCGGCCAGCCCGGCCAGAATGGGCTGCCCGTAGAGTGCCCATGCGTTCTGCAGCCCGGCCCAAAGCCCCTGCCAGACTGTGTCCAGCAGCGCCGCCGCAGGGGCAAGCACCGTTTCCAGCTCGGCCCAAAGCGGCTGCCAGACGCGCAGCACTGCCTCACGCAGGGCGTTCCACACGGTCTGCCAGGCTGCGGCAAACGGCGCAAAAAAGCCGCTGAGATACGCCCAGAAATCCGCCCAGACGCCGCGCAGGCTGTCCAGCACGGCCCGCCAGCCATCGGCCCAGTCCCTGCCGTCACTGCCTTTGGCGGTGCGGCGGGCCGTACCGCCGGCATTGCCCGCCGTGCGCTTTTCCTTTTCGGGCGCTGCAGCCTTCTGCGCCGCAGGGGCGGGCAGGCGGTTGATCTCGTCAAATTTCGCAAGGCTGCGGGTGGTTTTCACGCTCTGCACCGCGGTTGCCTGCAGTGCCGTGCGCAGCTCCTCCACGACCCTGCGGGCCTGCTGGCCCGCATCCCCCATGCTGCCCAGCGCCTGCGTGATGCCATCGAGCGCCGCCCGCAGGCTTCCTGCCGGGAGCTTGAGGGTCGAAAGCTCGTCAAATCGAATCGTTTGCGTAGGTTTCCCTCCTTTTTTTGTCCGGTCACTGCAGCAGGGCAAGCAGCCTTTGCTTTTCGGCCTCCTGCGCGGGGCTGGCCGGGCTGCGCAGCTCGACCGCCGCGCGGTGGGTGCGGTAAAAGTCCAGCTCCCAGTTTTCCAGCCGCTTGCCGCGGCGCAGCTTGTCGCGGATGGCCACCACCGTGGCAAAGCTTCCCTCGCCGATGGCATCGAACCACGCCAGAAAGCTCCACCAGTGCAGGTACGGCAGGGTGCGCACATCCTGCCCGGCCGCCCGGCTGATGCCCGCTGCGATGAGCGGTGCATCCTGCTGCCAGTCCATCAGCGGCGGACCGGGGCGCGCCTGCTCACGGCGGCCCGCCGCCAGAAACTGCGCCAGAAAATCCGTAGCCTGCGGCCAGCAAGCCTGCGGCATCTCGGCAAATGTCGGGTAAAACAGCCGCATCGCCACATACCAGCGCCCGCTTTGGTCCAGCTGTGGGTCAGCCGTGCCGCCCAGCCAGCGCAGCAGCTCCAGAATATCGCGGTAGTCGGTGCGTATCGCATACGCCGCACCGTCCAGCTCTGCCTGCATCGGCAGGCACCAGCAGCCCGTCATTCCGCGCCCCGGGCTGCGCGGGCGGCCTGCGCGGCAGCCTCGGCCGCATCGGCGGCGGCGTGCAGGCGGCGCTCGGCCCCCTCGCGCAGGATCGGCGTCAGCGCCTCGAGCAGGTTCTGCACCACGCGCCGCCCGTTTGCCCCGACCCCGGCCAGATTCACACCGTTCAGGATCGCGTCAAAGTCGTTCTCCGCGCCGAAGATTTCCCCCAGCAGCCGCTTGATCCGCCCGTCATAGTCCTGCAGCAGCGCAAGGCCGGCGGCGGCGCGCTGCTGCTCATCCCCGCCAAGCTGCCCCAGCGCTGCTGTCAGCTCGGCATCATACCGCTCCAGTGTTTTGCCCGCCGCAGAAAAACGGTGGTAGAGGTTTGGGTCTGCCGGGTTGAACCGCAGCACGCCCCGCCCGTTGACGGAAAATTCCTCCACACCGGTGTCAATGTTCAGTTCCATTAGATACTCCTTTCCATAAAGCCTTCCCCCGCGGGGGAAGGTGGCGCCGCAGCGCCGGATGAGGGGCGGCCTTGCCCTGCCGCCCCCTGCCGTTTTTACGCTTCGGTAAATTTCTTAGCCGCCGGGTCAAAGCTGCCCTTGGTCTTGACGCCGGTGTAATGCACATTGAAGGGGATCTGGTAGCCGGTCGTATCGCCGCCGTAGCTGACGATCTCGATGTAGCATTCCTCGCGCACGGCCGGGTAGGCGCCCGCCGTGTCCTTGCCCCACAGCTTGACCTCCACAATGTCGGTCTTGAGGTCGTCCAGCACAAGATCTCCGTCAATGATGGCCTGCAGCTTTTCAAACAGCGGGTCGCCCTCCTCGGCATAATAGGGGCTGACCTCACCCTGCTTCTGGTAGCTGTCGATGACCACCGAGGTCTGGCCGAGGATGTTGGACTTCTTCTCGACATTGGCCGTCAGCTCAGGTGCGTATTCCTCCAGATCCTGCCCCAGACGGGTGTAGCTTGCCTCGCCGCTGCCAAAGGCGGCGTTCAGGTAATGGGCCATGTATCTGCGTTCAATTTTCATTGCATTTCCTCCGTATAAAGCTGTGTGTATTCTGCCTGCAGGCGCAGGGTGTATACCGCCGTTCCGCCCGGCTCGGCGCGCTCCATCCGGCCCTGCTCCGCGCGCAGGCACTCCTGCTGCGGCTCACTGCCGAGCACCGGCGTGCGGTGCGCGGCGCTCTCAGCGGCGATCCACGCCTGCAGCGCCAGCAGCCTTGTCTCATTCTCGGCGCGGGTATCCGGCAGGCAGAGCCGCAGCGTGAACTCCGCCCGACAGCGCAGCCTTACGCCGCCCAGCAGGTTCTGCCTGCGGTCCAGCACCGTGATGCCCCCGGCCCACAGGCCGGCCGTGCCCGGTGCAGGGCCGACATCACCAACCTGCACCGTAAGCCCCTGCAGGGCAGGGGCCCGGGCCAGAAACGCGTAGAGTTTTTGCATCATGGTAGTCCTCCTATCTCTAAGCCTTCCCCC